GCTGGTGTACCAATGTAATACATTGAAACCGATGTTAAAGTAGTTGGGTATACGTATATAGAATCAGAGCTAACATAATACATAGGAAATGTAGTAGATGGCGCTGTTAATGGTGAGGCTAATAAAAAGCTTAACTTAGATTTATCTATTCTCTCTATTTGAGTTAAATGATCCGTAGATGAAACATTTATAATATTGTAGACACCTTTTACATCATAGGAACCAGTTGACGAGTTAGGTAAATTACCTACTCCTGAGGATAACGATATTGTACTAGTCGCACAAAAAGGATCTATTTTATCTTGTATTTTTCTAGGAATATCACCATAACCTTCAACCCCTCTTCCGCTTGATTGTTTTGTTACAGCTCTATTATATTCATAGAAGGCTCTGTCTAGTAATTCTAATTGTACTACCTTAGCTATTTTATTAAAATTATCTGGTGTTAAATAACCACTACCCTTTTTATTTATTATAGATAAAACTGTAGTATATACTTTGTTTACGTCAATCGCCATATTTTTATTTTTATTATAGTAGTGCAGCCACTATTAAGCAGATGCACTACTTATAATAATCACACTATTTTAACTTTTTTTCTATTGATTTGAAGATTTCTACTCCTTCGTCTGTTTTCAAGTAAGCTGCAAATGCAGAATACGGGTTTTCATCGAAGGGTACTGTCATCAATTTTTTATTGTTTGTACCCCAGGTAAAAGTTCTTTGGTCCTGAGATAAAGCTATAATACCCATTTCGCTAGCTTTTATTGCTAGGTTTCTAAGCATTACATTATCGTCATTTACTAATTCTAAGAACAAAACTGGATTGTATCTAGCAAACATATATAAATCTCTTTTAAGCTCTGCAGAACTCATTGTATCAACAGATGAGCCAAGTTCTACTCTAAGTATAGCTTCAGCTTGATCTATTTCAATTGACATTGCGGTATTTAAAGCTTTCATTTCAGTTTCAATATCCACTAAATCTTCTTTTGCTTCAGCAACTTCATCTCTTTCTGTGTAAATATAATCTTTTTTAGGATGATATAAACTTAAAAGTTTTTGCAAAGGTTGATTTGTTTTAGGTACATTAAGTACTCCTTCTTCAAAAATAATATGATCAAGTATCACATTACCATCTTGTTCATCTATAAAACAAGACCTTTGGTTGCTAGCATATCTTATTTCCCTATTATAGCCTGCGCTTTCATCAAACCATAATAATGGTTTTCTAGGTGTAGATTTTGAAGTTAATACATAACTTAAAGGGCTCATTGCAGTTAGATAATACTGCCTATCTTTTATTTCCCAGCTTGGTTTAACTGGTTGTTGTACTATTGGAGCGGCTTTAGCCACTACATTTTGCTGAGGAGCAACCTCAACTTTCTTTGCTGGCGCTTTTTTTGCTGCCATAATATAATATAATTTAATAGTTTGTAAAATGTGACGATAGCTAGTTTATATATATAATAACAGGCTATTGTCGTATAAGAGTAATAATTACCCCCGTAATTATAACGAGGGTAATATTACATTAGTTATTATGCATCAAGTGCTATAGCACAAGCAGTAATATCAGAATCAACATATGAACTGTTTACATCATCAGCTACAACTATAAACCCACTAGATTTAAAGCTTTTACCCCCAATTGCATCAGCAATAGATTTGAAAACTTTAAGTTCTTTGTTGGCTGTACAAGTTAAAGTAACAACGTCAACACTAGCAGCTTGCCCTTCTCCGAGGCTACCTGGTGCAAATTTGATTAATATAGTAGCATCAGCAGCAACAGTCACAGACTGAATTCTTGATACCGGGTACATTGCAGCATCATCAGCTGCATCAATAAATATTAAAAATTTTTCCATTTTTATTTAGTTTTTAAAGGTTAATATTATGATTCTTTTAGCATCACAAAGTTATTAGCTCCTTGAACTACTAAACATCTTTCAGATAAATAATGTACTTCCATTACGTCATCTCCAGTGTAAGAAGCAGATCCAACAGAACCAGTAACCCAAGACTTTAATCTTCTGTCATCAGTTTGTGAAGCTCTATATCTTACGTGTAAGAAAGGACGATTCATGTTTTTACCTAATGATTGGTCATATACGGTAGAAGTTCCAGCAGGAATTAAACATCCTGAAACATCTCCAAAACCACCTCTTGCAGCAGCATCGTTTAAGTATTTCCAGTCTGACTTGTAGAAATCGTAAGATCCTCTACGGAAAGCAGAGAAACCTAAGTTTAATGCCATGTCAGCATCGTTTTGGAATACACCAAAAGAAGCACCACCTTGATAGTTAGAGTTTAATCCAGCAACCATATCATCTAAAGTAAGAGCTAAAGAACGGTTAGTATATAACATGTTCTCTTCAATAGCACCTTGCTTATCAAGATTTTTAAGTAAAAGATCAAAGTCTCCTAAAGAAGCTAAGTCTTCAAATACATTACCTCTTGTTTCAATAGCAGCAAATAAACCTTCAGTACCAAAACTATCTCCTGAGTCTGCAATAGCAGTATCAGCAACAGAAGTTCCAGGAATACCTTTTACGGATTCTACCATAGAAGTTTCTAAGTAGTCCTCAAAACGTAATCTAGTTTCTCCAGCAGCTTTTAAATACCAAGAATATCCAGTTTGTCCAGATTCATCAGTTGTTTCAACCCATCCAATTTGAGCAGTATCAGATCCAGAAATCTTAAAGTGATCTTTAATGATAATTGGTCTGTTGTCATACTTTTGGAATTGTGGCTTAAGCTCTCCTGCCATAGAAGCAGAACCTTTAGCAAATTCAGAACCATATACAAATATGTTTAATTGCTCATTATCAACAAAACCTGCAGTAGATAAACTAGCAAATTTATAAGGTAATAAAGTAGCATCAACAGTACCAGCGTCACTAGCAACTCCAGTAGAAGTTGAAACATAACACTGAACAGTTTTAAGACCTGTAGCAGCGTCTGTTACTAAAACAGTGTTACCTACTCTTAAAGAGTTAGTATTAGAAGACCCTAAAGATATAGTACTGTTAGCTTTTGCTTCTACTTCAATACTAGTAGCAGATCCAGCAGCTCCAGAACTTTTATATGCAATATGTAATCTATTTTGTTCAGACCAAACTACTTGATCAGATTCCATAGGCATTTCAGCGCCTACCATTTGTAAAAATCCACCAATTGTACGGTTTCCGTATCTTTCAACTTCTTCAGCGTATAATTCAGGTAAATATTGTTGCGCCCACCCTTGGTTGGCAGTGTTTGCTAAGTCTAAGTAGTTGTTATCACTTACTGTTGGACTTGGCATAGGAGTTAGTGAAAATGATCCACCTAATCCTGTAGATGTGTTAAATCCCATTTGTTTGTTTTTTTAAGTTGTTTATTTTTTTATTTTAAATTTCAACTTTGAACTATTCTCTCCACCTAACACTTTAAATTTCATTCCGCCGGCTTCTACAACTGGTTTATTAGTTCTAGCACCCATATCAATATTTTTAGAATTAATAGCGGTTTGTTTTATAGCGTCAGCTTTACCTTGCTCATAAAAATGTGATACAATTTTATCAATATTTTTACCTGCATATAAAGCTTTGTGATAACCTTTAGCGTCTTTCATCATATCATTTTCGTCGAGGAACTCCCTCACAAAATTAGATATGTCGCTTTGGTAATTCTTAACATCACCTGCATTCTTTACATTATACCTATATTTTTTGTCTCCTACTTTAAAATCAAAACCTTTGAAATTTTCGTTAAAAACATTATTGGTACTTTGCTCAAATTGCTTGTACTGTTTTTTTTGAACCTCACTAGTGGTAGCTTGTTCTTGGTTGTACTTATTGTAAAAGTTAATAGCTTCTTGCTGTTCGGATGATAACTTAGAACCCAACTTGACTTCCTTGTAATACTCATCTTTCATACCATTAAGAAATTTCTTAGCTTTTGCAACTTCTTCTTTTAGTGTCAACTTCTTTTTTCTAATATCTCTTTCATCGTCAATATCCTCGTCGTATGAGAAGTTATCTTCAATTAAAAAACTTATTTCGTCATTATCTAAATGACTTTTCGTTGACTTGTAATATTCTTTTAATAACGCAGTATCATCTACGCTTGAATAGTCAGCGTTTAATCTAACGTATTCTTCTATACTTCCGCCAGTGTCCTCCATAAACTTAACCAGGTTTTCAATATTTTCTGGTAAAGCTCTTTGAGGTGTAGCTTCTACTTTTTCTTCAATAACAGGTTCATTCGTTTGAACTGCAACTGGAGTATCTTCAATATCAGATACTTCTTCTAGTATGCTTTCTTCTTCGCCGCTGCTTTCTTTTTTTTCTTTTTTGCTACTACTTTCTTCTTTGTTGTTGCTCTCGCTGACGATTTCATTTTCCCGTACATCTTGATTTGTGTTTTTAGTTTGAAATTCTTTTAATTTTCCTAGGTCTAGTTTAATAGTCCCGTCTTCTTTTATCTCTCTATAAGAGATTTCATCTTTAGGTGTTTCAGTTTGCGCTGCTTCATTAGTTTCAGCAACGTTGTCTTCAACAACCTCTTCGATTGGTTGGTTTTGTTCTGACATAATATAATATAATTAAATAGTTAAAAATTTATCACCTTGGTTCAAATTGCTCAAGACCAAATCCACCTAAGTTATCCATTCCTGCGGATTCAAAACTTTTGGGCGGCGCATTATTTTTTCTTTGATCTATGAGCTCACTTTGCTGTGAGGCTTGTATTTTAGTTCTTTCGTCTTTACGGTCTTCTTTAAACTTGTCCTTGTCATTTACCTGCTTTAACTGCATTTCTTGTAGTTGCATGTTTAAATTAAACTCGTGTTCCATCAATTCTTTCTTTATAGCTGCTTCTCTTTCCATCTTAGCTATTTCTAATTGATTTTTTATTTGCTCTAACTGGGCTTTAGATTCTGTTAGCGCTTGTTGCTTTTGCATATCAGCCTGAGCTGCTGCTTGAGCTGATTGTGTATTAGATTGCGTTTGAGCTTGAATGTTTCTTTGTTGTTGCTCTTGATCTAATTGCTGTTTCTTTTTTCTACGTATTTTAAGAAGCTGATTAGCTAATTTTATATTACGCACTTCTCTAACTTCTATAGCGTCCTCTAAATATATCTGACCAGATTGTAAGGCTACTTGTATATTGTTTTCAAGCTTTGCTTTTTCTTCTTCATCTGGTGTTAATTCTAAGAATATACCAAAATCATGTAAATGCAGATTAGCCATTTCTTCTAGCGTAGATACATTGAACTTACCTAATGTTTTTATAAAAGACTCTTTAGTCGGTGAATATTCTATAACATCAGAAACACGCATTGCAATACACTCTGCCATTGTTAGGGTTATATACAAGCTTGATTGCAATAGGTGCCTTGTTGCTGTGTTAGAATTTGCCGCGGCCATTTTTTGTAGACCTACTAAAGCATTCTTATCTGGTATTCCGCCATCTCTAGCTTCGTTTAAACCAGTTACATCACGCATCATTTGTAAGTAATAATTGTATGTACTTATAAGTGCGTTTATTTTATTGTTACCACCGTTTGAATTTAATTCAGTAATAGGTAGTCTTCCTCTGTTCATATCACCGTCTTGCGTCATTGATCTACCAATAACACTACCAGTTTGGAAATACATGTTTAATGCTTCCTGAGGATTATAATTTGTTCCGTTACCTAAATCTATTTCAGCTAAAGCATCAGCGTCTAAATAAACACCGTCAGGTACCACTCTAGATAATACTTGTTGTAACTTTAAGTGTGTCAGTTGAATCATATCCGCAAAATTAGTCATACGACTAACTAAAGATTCTATTCTGCCTTCATACATTCTAGGTGCACAGATAGCATAACTCATTTGAGCTTTTGTAGTATCTGCTTTAGGTCTTATCATATTTTTCTTAAGTTCCCACTTAAGTATGTCACTACTACCTATAACTTTAACGCCTTCATATATTACTTCTATAGCTCTATCAACTTTTTCAAAGTCATCATTAGCCGGTGGATTAAAGGTGTCATTTTTTTCAATAGCTTTACTACCTCCGGTAGACGTTTTCTTTATTTTATGTACTTGAGTAGCATAGGTCTTATATTCAAAATATAGAACAGATATGCTATTGCTTTCATTTGATTTAGAGTTATACCCGCTGTTTGTATAAGATGTATTGTATCCTTGGTAAGATTCCAACTGCTCATCTGTTAACTCAGGAAATTCTTTCTTAAGCTCATTGGTGTATATTTCTTTTACTTCACCTACATAATATATATCATCAAAGTAAGGCGAGTCTGTATTTGAGTATACAAGATCAACTGGATCCACATACTCTACTTTAATACCTTCTGCTTTGTTAAATGAACTTTTAGCAGCACCAATACCTATAACGGTTAAATCTCTTTTTACACGTCTAGATACTAATTCGTATTTGTTTTTATCAAACACACTGTTTATTGCTTCTTCTTCAGCAACTTCAATTGCTTGCTTGTATTCAAGCTGCATGTGTATTTCAAGTTCTTCCGATGTTTCGGGTAACTTGGTTTGATCTGTTTGGTATATATCAATACCTAATTGTCCGGCAACTGCGTCGTTAAACGGTTTAGCTGCCATATCCTCAGCTATCTTAGTTACATAATCTGTTCTTTCTTGTATTGAAGCAGGGTCTTGTGAATAAGCTTTTATTTCGTATGACCTATCTGCCATACCGTTAACAACAATATCAACAAACTTTGGTATAATTGGCACAGGTTTCCAATCTAGGTTCATGTAAGATAAATCTCCATTGATAGATAATTCATCTTTATATTTTCTAACAGACTGTTCTCCTCTAGCGTATAATCTTAAAGAGTGAAAAGACTGTCTAGACGTAGAATATCTACCTGACCCACTCCTACCGTTGTATCCGTCTTTAGAATTAAACCACTCGTGCTCTATAGCTCTACCAACTTGTGCTCCGTATTCAGCACTCATTTTCTCTATATCGCTAACCGCTTGGCTTGGAAAAGAACTTTTTATAGCTTTATTAATCATTTATTTATATTATTTGAGATCTGTGCCCTTTATTATCATACCTTTTTATCCCAAGATTTATACTTTTAACTTTTCTTTCTTGCGTTGGAGCATAAAGGTTTTTGTTGCAAGCCATAATAGCTAAACCTGAACTAATCGACGCATCAAACTTTGTTCTGTTATTTATATCAAACTTAACCCAATCTTCTAGGGTTCTGCTAAAATACATATCTCCGTAGCCGTCATTTATTCTACCCACGTATTTTTCTATGTATGATTCTATAGCCGCAGCGTGAGATTGTTTTATGTCGTTTGAAGAGTTTGGTATTCCACCAATTTCTTTTTCTGTTATTGAAAGCTTATTATAAGTTTTATCTGGTCTATTCATTGAATAGCCTCGATACCCTCTTCTTTTGAAATGATATAAAAGTCGAGGTTTATTGTTCTCAACTAATATAGGCATTCCGTAAAACACGCAAGCCATTAGTACATCTTCAAAAAATATTTCAGCTGTTTGAGGTCTTGCAACATATTCTAAGAAAAAACTATTAGCAGGAGCTTCCTCCATTGAATATTTAGTTAATCCATGTAATGCCCCATTAGATCCTATGCCATCAACAGTTCCTGATATATCATAGCTATCACATCCAAATGCACCAACGTGATCATTTGCTGGATATTTTATACCATTTTTTAATCTAACTCTATTTTGCATTTCTAACTTAGGAACCCAACTGATTTTAAACCTACCGCTTTTGTTAGGCATAAATTCTACAGTGCTATCTTTAACACCGTCTTTCCATTGAAAGCTGCCAACAGTTACTAAGCCATTTCTTTGTGCATCTTCATTGTAATCTATTTGCTCGTATAGCTTTGTTAAATTAAATAAAGATTGTTTTGTTTCGTCTCTAAACGCATGATTCTCTGTTCTTGGAAACTGACGATAATATTCATTTAAACCGTCTTGATCACTCTTTAATCCTTCAACTTCGTTTTCCCAATATTCTATTACACCTGTATCGATTAATTCACCTTGAGGCCCTTTAGTCGGTTTGTTAGGCGTTTCGAAGACAGGAAGTCCATAAGAATCAATGTATCCTTCGTAGTTCCATTCCATAGGTATGAACAAAGAATATAATCCTGAGCGAGTTTGTCCATTGGCGTTTCTTTTTGTGGCATCTGAATCATAATATAATTTTTTAAAATTATCACCACCTTTATCTAAAGCATTTGATGTACTACCCATCATGCACTTACCTATTACTTTAGAACCTAATCTTAAACAAGTTTTAGTTACCCTCCAGTTGTTTAATATGTTTGTTGGTTTTTCCCACTTTCCACTTTCATCGTGTACTAGTAGTTTTAGTTTCTCACCATCGTACGAGTTGTCCCCGGTGTTCTTCCAGTCGATCGTTGTATCGAGACCGGTGATCTCCTTAAGTTGTTCGTTGGTGTCGAGTTTCTTACGGGTAAACTTTGACGCGGGTACCCTGTACGCGAGTTCTGTCTTCGGCCTGTCCATACCGTCCTGGATTGGTTTGAAGAAGAAGGGGTAATTAACCGAAATGGGGACGACCTTATCAGTAAACATCTTTTTGGCGTCTGGCCCTGACTTTGATAAAATGCCAAATCTTGAATCTGTGGATATTGTTGCCTGATTAACCGTCTCGCCTGATGCCATGAAAGAGAAACCTGACCGTCTGTTCTTAAGATAACACATTCCGTAACACCGTACATCCGCTTTACAAGCTTCCCAGAAGATATAGAATAATCTGTTTGATTCCCTAAAGTCTGGCTGCCCAACATCAATTTTGGACCACTGCAAGTACATGTAGTGAGTACCAGTAATATAAGTAGGCTTACCTTTATTATTGAACCAAAAACCTTCTTCCCTTCTTTTAAACTCTTCGTCAATATAGTCATACCATTTGTTTTTAAATTCACTAGGTCTTTCTTCCCAGTCAAATACTGATTTTATTTTACTTAATTCTTTAGGCTGCTCTAAATGTTCCCATTTTTGTTCTAACTTATCATTAGATCTTTTATAGCTATTTTCAGCTAATGGTAGTGCTATTTTTAAACCTTGTATTTCATATACTTCACCAATCTTACCTGTCTTAGATATAATAACTATATCATGATCTTTATTATATCCATACTCCCACTTCTTGTATCTGTTTTCTTTTTTTAATGTATGAGGCTTTATGTAGTCTTTTAGTATTTTTACTAATGCTTGTTCGTAAATCATTTAGACCTGCCTTCTGCGAAACCTTTAAAAGACTTTTCTTTAGTTTCTTCTTTAGGATTCTCGTTTAATATATTTTCTTCAGCTTCAATTCTGTTTAGTATTTCAAACGCATCGAATATTGCTAATTTTTTAGTAGCCGCAGCATTTTTCAATCTATCCGCAGATAAATCATCTTCAGAATCTACAATTGCTTCTTTAGCTACTTTAATAAGTTCTTCCACAGCCTTTTGCCCAGCTTGGATTATATTCAACTTCGTCTCCTTTGTATTCATATTTAATTGTAATATCATTAGTACGCATTCGGTACAATCTATCATCATCTATTAAAAACTCATACTCACTACTAGGACTGAAACCTAAGAGGTCTCCCTCGTTTATTTCAAGCGCTTTTAAAGAACTATTACCATATTTTAGTATACCAATATGCTTTTGTTCTTTTTGAGTGCTTATAATTGAGTTTTTACTATTCTCTACTATAGGCTTGATAAAGCAAAAATCCCTAGGAGCTCTCCATTTATCGCCTCTGTTGTATAAGAATATTTGATCGTAATAACAAAAGTACTTATCTTCTTTAAAGTAAGCACTACTGTTCTTTTCTATCCCGCGCACATCGTAAAATCTTCTAAAGATATTGTGATGCACTATAACTTCGTCATTGACTTGTATATCAGTTTCACCGATTAAAGGTATCGATTTAACAATACCTACTCTATTGACAAACTTATGATCGTCCATGGTAGTATTAATTATTAATTTCTTACCACCAATATCTACTTCATTAGTATACCTACTTTCTTTAGGCTCTATAATGAAGCTGTATAAGCTTTGCATTAGTATTCTAAATTATATTCAATTGATATAGCCATGTTAGAGTTAAATTTCTTCCACGGTATAACTTCGTTATTTTTTGTTATGTAAATATTATAAGAACCGTCTTTTTGATTGTGCAATATATCCGAAATACAATGCCCTCCATAAACCTGCTGACCTACAGAGTAGTGCATTGCTTCATTTTTATAGTCAGTGCCTATGCTTATTTTTCTAATCAGCTTGCTCATCAGACTGTTCTTGCATTTCTTCGTAACTACCGTCTTCTAAATTAACAGTAATTTTGCCATACTTTTCTTCTAGCGCAGCACTGGTTTTTTCAGCGTCAGCTAATAACTGTGCAAATGAACCTACGATTTGCGCTTTCTGCACTTCTAATGTTCCCATGTCGGTAAGCATTCTATTTTTAAGGTTCTGCTGCTTTGTTAATTCCGCCAATTCTGCTTGTTCGATTTTTTTACTCATTTTAAATTTGATTTAATTATTAATTACTTATATATATATTACGCAAAGTGTTGATTACTTTCTAGGTGTTATTTGTTTTTTCTAACAGCAGCACCGAAAAAATAACCGAATATAGATAAAACTATACCTTCGCATATACCTATTAGGTGTATCCACACTTCTTTATTAGATTCAGGAATCTGTAAATATACTATAGCATATATCATAAAAGCAAAAGCACCAAGACCTACTATGCCAGTTAAATTGAACATAAAATCAATCTGTCCTGTCTTAGCTTTTTCAACTTCTCTTTTACGAGCACTATCTCTATCTGCTACTTCAAGATTGTATAATTCCACAAGTTCTTGATGCATTAATCCTTTATCTTGACTAGGTATTTCAGGATCAGAGTCTATTAAGTTTTTAACAACACCTAATATGCCTTTGTCTGGTAAACTTCCTGATACGAAGCCAGGCAGCTTTTTTAATAAAAACTGACCAACTTTAGTATCTTTAAACTTTTTCTTGTTTTTCATTTAGCAATTCCATTTTCTTCTAGCAGCCTTACCTCTTTCAGATTTCCAGCTTTTTGATCTAGCACAAAAAGATTTTCTACGCTTCCAAGCCTTGCTTCCTCTTTTTAATTTTGATGGAGGTGTTGTTACTGCTGTTTTTAACTTACTACCAGGATTATCTTTTCTGTATTTAGCTACGCCTTTTTTAGACATACCTCCTCCTGCTTTTGATCCCTTACCGCTACCTTTTTTTACTTTAGTGTAATAGCCTTTGGATTTCTTTTTAGATGGTGCTTTTTTTGTAGCCATTTTTATTCTATGTTTTCATTTGCTGTTTGTAGAACTTCTGCATTTCTTGGAAATCCATAGAATTGATGCGCTGAAGCATCACCTGGGTAAACCTCATTTGAGCCAAAGTCTAAGTCGTCTGTACTCATTATATCATAAGCCCATCCTGGGTAATATACAGGGTTTTCAGGATCTGTTGTTTTAGCAGGGTCTATTACTTTACCGATATTAACAACTGCTTTTGTTCCGTTGATATACTGCATCGATGTAACACCTTCTTCTGTTACTTCTTGCCAAACGTCTTTTTGTATTAAAACGTCTTTACCTTGTTGTTTTGTATCAAATACTGTCTTGTAAATATTCATAATTATATTGTTGTTAAATCTTCTAATTGTACGTCTGCTAATGCTTTTGGATAATATTTTAAACCTTTTGTGTTACCGAAGAATCTATTTCCACCGACCCAACTAAAACCTAATGTATCTAATCCAGAAATTACATCTCCACTAGATGCTACACCCACCTCAATACCATTAACCCATAAAGCAAAATCATTTTGTTTATACTTAAACGCTATTTTTGAAAATGCAGTAACATCAGTAGAGTCATAGTTAATAGTAAATTCATAAGACCCACTTTTACGAACTTGTGCAGATATTCTATTTGAAACACTACTATATCTTAATATTATACTTTCATTGAAAATATTATTATTACTTAAACCGAAAATTCTATTAGTCCCGTCATCTGCCAAAGCACTTATCTCTGCATACAATGTTCCCTCCTCGCTATTAATAACTGGTGTTGCGTCTACGCATAATTCTTGATTTCTAGTTGCTGTTGCTCCAGAGGTTGGGATATACGAGGTTGTGTAGGATTGTTGTTCAAGCATTGCTCCGAATATGTAAAGTCCATCTGTACCATTACCAGCATAATTAGTACTTCCGTTTTTTGCTAAATAAATACCAAATTTACTATCAGTGCTAGTTAATGTTGTTGTTATAGAACATCTATACCAACCATTGCCAAAGTTTTCTATTTTAGAACTATTAGGTGCAGAAATAAAATCCCCATATACAACACCATTTTCTAAATCAAATATACTTCCTTGAGAGGGGTTTGAACCAAGTAATCCAACTTGTTTAATTTCATTTGCTTTTGCGAAAAAAGAATATGTATATTGTGAACCTGAAGATAAACTATATCTTCTTTCTTCTAGTGCGTGTGTAGCGTTATTTGAATTATCTACTAATTTATCAGCATTTAAAGTTCCATCTGGGGATATTGCGTTATTTGATAATATAGAACTTCTGTATTTAGTCCAACTACTTTGACTAAAATCACTAGAATAAGGTATTAAATTCGTACTCTGATTTTCAAGTAAAAATGCTTTTGCACCAGTTGAGTAATCTATTCTTGGTGCATCATTACTTGCAGTACTTTCAATTAACCCTTGTGCGTTTACAAACGTAGCTTCTGAGCCTCTAGTAAAAGTAAACTGCTCTGCAATAGTATCAAAGTCTAAATCAAACGTTGTTGCAACTGGATTTGGATATGTAAGGCATCTTAGATTTGCGTCTG